TGATGCCACCGTTCAGGATTGGTTAAAAAAGATCAACAGTGCAGGAGAGAGTGGCAATGATGTAGCCGAAAAGAGCATACTGGATATTGAGATATTTGGCGGCTTTACCTGGCAGATCATTTTCAATGCAAAGGGTGCTATTCAGGATATTTATCATTTGGAGTTTCATAAGGTCCGTTCCAATGAGGACAATACGGAATTCTACTATAAAAGGAATTGGGCAGACAGGAAAGAAGAAATTAAAATCTTCCCGGCCTTTGATCCGGATGAGCCCAAAACCTCGATCTTCTTTTATACCGAATACCGGCCTAATAGCGGCGCTTATTGCCTTCCTGGTTACATCTCTTCCAACAACTACATAGAGGCTGATGTTGAAGTTTCTAAGCACACGCTGACCAATTCAAAGACAGGATTCAGCGCATCCAAGTTCATTAACTTCTATAATGGTGAGCCAGAAGAGGATAAGAAGAAAGTCATTGAGCGTAGGTTCAATGAGAAGTTCACCGGATCCGAAGGAAAGAAGATCATTATTGGCTTTAACAACGACCCAAACAAAAAGCCAACCATTGACGATCTAGGTTCTAGCGATCTGACTAAGGAAGATTTCAAAGCGGTTGATGATCTTATATCTTCTAATATATATGCTGGTCATAGAATTACTTCGCCGATCCTTTTCGGCATTAAAGAAGAGGGTCAGCTAGGAGGCCACAATGAGCTTCGTATTGCTTACGAGATTTTCAATAATACTTACGTCAAGGCAAAGCAGGCGCAGTTTGAAAGGATCATCAACCAGTTCGCCAGCTTTAAAGGTCTGGCCACAGATATCAAGCTGATTAAAACCGACCCGGTTGGAATTGAGTTCACAGATCAAACCCTTTTACAAGCTGCCCCCCGGTCCTGGCTGTTGGAGAAAATGGGCATCGATACCACCAAATACAATGATGCTCCTGTAGGCGCTAAAGCAGCTACCGAAGTTCATATGCCAGGAGGCGCAGCGGGTGAACAGCAGATGGTGAATGACAACATCAAAAACCTAACGGCTAAACAGCACCAGCAGTTAATGCGCATCATTCGCCAGTACTCCAAAGGACAGCTAACCAGACAGGCCGCAACCACGCTGCTTAAAACTTCATTAGGCTTAAACGATGAGGATATTAGTTCATTGCTCGGTATTGAGGATGGATTCAGCGCCGACTTTTCAGAGGAAGATGTTGCCGATATGTTCAGCGAGACAGGAGAGAGCCGGGAGCTGTTTGAAGTGGTTCATAGTCGGAACGTAAGGTTTGAGAGTGACCGGGAAGCCATGGAAGATGAAATGAGCTTCTTCTTACAATTCGCTGAAGATGCAGCCGGTAACGAGGTCCCGGACGCTAGTGTGTTGGATGAGATCCGCAAAAAGATTGGTGATATCAAAAAGATCACCCGCAAGCTGCCGAAGATACAGGTCATGTACTCTTATGAAGTGATGCCCGGCGTAGGCGCTGCAGTGATCCCAACCACCCGGCCATTCTGCAGAAAGATGGTAGAACTGGATCGGTTTTATACCCGCCAGCAAATTGAAGCCATTTCTGAAAGGTTGGGGTATAGCGTATGGAATCGAAGAGGCGGATTCTGGAATAATAACGGCACCATTGAGCCACACTGCCGGCATATGTGGAAATCAAATGTGGTAATTAAAAAGTCATAAGCATGATATCCAACGTAAGGAAGCACAAAGAGTTAAGCAAGTTGTCTGATAAGTTTCCTCAGCCTTTTGTAAGCAGCAGGGGCAGCGTTGTTGAGGCAATCGCAAAAATGAGCAAGACTCAAAAGAAGTTTAAAAAGCGCAAATAAAATTCTATGCAGTACTATAGATGTAAATGCGGAAAACATACGGCTTGGAGCAGTATGGGGGTTGAAAAGTGTCACGGTTGCAAAGAATGCAATACCACTCTTGAAATGCATCCCTCTTTGCATAAAGAGCCTGCTCCGCATCAATTCGTAACGATGTATGATCAATATACTGGGCAGCCTTATGAAAGATGCCTCAACTGCAATAGAACAAAAGCTGAATTGGAGGGTGAGAAATGAGCAAAAACATCTTAATCATATCACCGACCCTGCTGAAAGAAAGGACGGCGCTGCATGACAACGTTGACGAAAAGCTGATATATCCAGAGATCAAAGCTGCACAGGATATATATGTGCTGCCACTGTTGGGAAGTGCTTTGTTCAACAAGATACTTACCGACATAGCAGCTAGCACCCTGAGCGGTGATTATAAGACGCTGGTTGATGATTACCTGATTGATATGCTTTGCAATTACGTGCTGGCTGAACTGCCTGACGGTATCAATTACCAGTACACCAATAAAGGTGTTGTGACCAAGCAAAACGACAATACTACGCCGCCAAGCATGTCGGATATGTACGCCACTATTGCCAAGTACAAGAACAGGGCAGAGCATTATAAAAAGCGTGCGCTCATGTACCTGGTGCAGAATGCACCGACCAAGTTTCCTGAGTACATCAATCCAGGGCAGGGCGTTGATGATGTGCGTCCGGAAAGACATGCTTTTTCCAATCCGATCTATTTAGGTGATGAGGATCCTCATTACAGGACCTATGAAGAAAAGTATCAGGGTAACCGTCCTAATTGTTGCGATTAATTATGCCAAAGAAAGTAACCAATAAGAACGAGGAAAAACTTAAACGGTATCTGGCTACCCAGCTGCCGAAGCCAAAGAGTAAAAAGAAATCGAAGCCATGACCCTAAATAATGTCATAGCAAGAATAAAAAGCATCGCAGAAAGTCATAAGCAGATTCACCATTTCTATTTTGGTGATATCGTGGAATGGCTTTCAAACGGTGAGGTGACTTATCCTGCCTGCTTTGTGGATATCAACAGTGCCACTATTGACAAGGCCAACCGCCAGACCCGCTACACTGTGGAACTGTGGCTGGCAGACCTGGTGAATGTGAGCAAGGACACCAGGGAGAACGAGCAGGAAGTATTTAGTGATCTGATATCCATTGCAGAAGATTTGACAGCCCTGATTGCAAGCCCTCAGTATCAGGATGATTGGACCATTAGCGAAGTTTTCCCGCTACAACTCTTTAAAGAAAAGTTCGAAGATTGGACAGCGGCGGTAAAAGTCACACTAGATATAGCAACCGATTATTTAAGCGACGAATGTCAAGTACCAAAAGATTAATACCATGAGCGATATTTCACAAAGCGCCCTTTCACTGGCCGTTTCTCCTGCCCTCAGCGATATAGCTACAGGGTTGGTATCAGGTGCCAGCAAGAATATGCAGCTGCAAGCAATCAAAAAGCTGTTTGATACCATTCAGATCAACTCTCAAACAGCCAGCTATACCATACAGGAAAGTGACCATGGGAAGGTTATTGAAATCAATTCATCTTCAGCTGTTACGGTCATAGTCCCAAATAGTTTTTTTAATGGCTTCAACTGCCTGATCGTTCAAATAGGAGCGGGCACCGTCACCTTATCCCCCGCTGCCGGGGTAACGGTAAGAGGGGCCGCGACCATCGCCGGATTGAATGGGTCTTCCTTTGTATACCAGCGTGGGACAAATGATTTTGTGTCTTTTGTGTCGGCTGCAGCTTATGGAGCAGTAGCTCCGGATGCGCCTACATCGGGCATGGTAGATGACACATTAGATACGTTCAACTGGACCAACAACCCCTCCTTTACGGCGCTTTCTGATTATGAATATACTTTAAACGGAGGCTCTTCGTATGCTACCGTGACCGTAAAGCCGCTATCGGTGGGCAATATAGCCTTAGCCATCGGCCAGGTAGGGGTACGGGTAAAAGCTGCTGGCGGCAATCCCGCCTCTTCCACCCTGTTTAACGCCTCTCCGTATACGGTGAGCGCCGACTTTGGATCGGTAATGACCTTCCCTAACAATACCGGTGATCTTACGTTTGCCTCGAACCGTTATGGCACCACCTCCACGGATGCAAATTTTGGCCACGGCGGGCGCACTTCCACCCAACTGTTAAGTGCAACAGATGGATGGGTAGGCTGTAAAGATACCGGTCAGGTAGGGGCGATACTGGGCTTTAGTTCCACTACCGCCCTGGGGGCCGCTACGGTGGACGTAGGGATATATTTTAAAAATGGATCTCCTAACATTTTTGCGGTCGATGGGGCTAGTTTGGGCAGTTCCTGGCTAGATACGGGCGTAGCCAGAATTTTAAACAATTACTACCGCATCAAGCGCACCGGTTCTGTTTGGAAAATCCAAACCAGCGCCAACAGCGGGGCTTCCTGGACGGATGTTTATACGATGGGCGTCACCTATACGGGAGCTTTTTGGGGCGTGTTCAATATTGCAGGTGATCCGCTGTGCTATGTAGAAGACCCACGTTCATCAAATTTGGTATAAGCCTATGAGCCTACTGTTAGTTCTATCTGGAGTCTTATCAGGAACCCGCAAC